CTCTGAGTTTGGCACAGGTGCTGACCGCAAGCAGGAGTTCTCCCGTTACCTCATCAAGGGTGACTACGAACCAGCCGCCGACGAAGCGCAGCGTGTGCTGAATGCTACCCTCGCTGGCTAACCCCAACAAACAATCACCCCTGCCCTTCGGGGCGGGGGTCTTAACAAAAACAAATAGAAACAAAACAAATGAAAATAAGAATGAACACCATGAGAATTAACTTACTCGTTGAAGTCCGCACCTTGGACAACCCAGCTATTGCTGTGTTGCAAGACGTGGATATGGCAGACCGACCCAAGCTAACGGGCTTGCTGCTGGACGCAATCACTGAGCATTACTGTGACCCCGACAGCATCAGTGTATGTCGAGCAGACATCCCAGAAGATGGGGACATCTTCGCAGGGATCGGAGTTCCCTTTGAGATTAGTCAGGACGGAGAGGACTGGGAGGGTCTTGCCACCCTCACCATGATCCCGATCTACAATGAACCCCTGTATACACCAGAAGACTGAACCCTTATCCATGACCGACAAAGAACAACAAGCATATGCACTAGCAGAGCACGCGACTGATGATGAGCTGGCGACAATGGCAGCGGTAGTCCTATCACTACCCAACATTGAATCCTCCACCATGTATCATAAGTCATGTGACCTGCTCCTTGACATATGCAACCACGACAACGAACACATAGCCGAGGCAGCCAAGCACCTAGTGCACCTGTTGACCGAGGCATACAACAACAACAACCAATAGAAACAAATGTATATAATAAAATGGACGACCCGCCAAGGGAGTCAATGCAAGAGCATCACGCGCAGCCTATGCTCCGTAGCAGCCAACCTCGTAGTTCGCTATCAGGCGAAGGAAGAAGCTGTAGCAACAGACACTGAAGGCACTGTCATTGGACGGGCGTGGCTTGATTGCCCCGCTTGGAACTGGTATGTAGACCAGAGCTACACCCTGACAGATATACCTAACCCCGAAACCAACAACCAATAGAAACAAAACAAATGCAAACACACTACGAAGAAATGACAGACAAGGAACTACGCAAGCTACTCAAGACATGGGGCTGGATGCTTAAGAAAGATGGGGATCAGTATGAAGTACACCCCAAAGGTGAGCGAGGTGACTGGAGCTACTTCACCACCGACAAGGTGGATGCACTAGGCACAGCAGCAGCTGAGTCACGTGCCATGTTCAACACCCACCTGCGTCACATCACAAACGATGAGGTGAAGGGTGCGCTGCTCTTGTGGTTCAGCACGTTCCGTGCGGGGTGGCGAGAGCGGCTGTTCGATGCATGGTATACAGGAAACTATGGGATCTACAACACCCACGATGTATCCTCTATCCTGCAACGTCTACGCAATACCAATGGGCAAGATACCTTAGCCCAGATCCCAGTCAACCTATACAAATAAAACCATGAAACACACTACAAAAACATACAAGGGCACTCCCTACATAGTGTCCTTTGACCCCACAAGCTACACCCCACTCACCGAGGATGGAGTGGAGCGAGCGGAGATTAGTTTCGACGGACTAGAATTTTGCACTACCAATGAGACTGAACACCTCATTGACAATGCTGGTAGCCCCCAACAAAATCTTGGGTTCATAGCTGAGAAGTCGAGGAGACGTGGGATAGGAGTAGAGAACCAGCAGGTGCTCAAGGCTATTCTATCCTGTCTCGTCGAGACATCATGGGAATATACTAAGCCCTTTGCTGGGATGCATACTGTCAAGGATGTCCTAAGCTTCTATGGATTCTCCGAGGAGCATAGCAATATGTTTCCTGAGTCTACTCTACTCAAGCTATTAGATGCTACCATTCTTCTGTGTGATGCAGGAGTAACTAGCCTATCTACTAAAGATCACTAAAGAAAACAACACCAAACAAATGAAAACACAAACACAAACACAAACACAAACAGTTAAAGTCCGCGACCTTAAAGTGGGGGACATCATCATGATGGCAGGAACTGAACATATCGTAGAGGGTCTCTATCCATATGGCACAAGCTCCCACAGCACCATAGTCAAGACGAACCTGACCCCGAAGCAGCACGCCCCCTACTTGGACAACCTCCATGAGCTTGAGCTAGTCGGCTTCATGTCACCACACTTCACCATCGCAGTGGAGGCAGTGAACTTGGGTGATGCATGGAATAATGTATTCCACACGACCAAGCCCAAGGTCAAGCGCAAGTCGAAGATAGTGCAGCGCATCGAGGATGCAGGCTACCACATTGAGAAGACAGGACGGGAGTGGCACGTCTGGCACAAGGATGATCACTCAGTCACTGCCATCTATGACAGGCTACGTGACATCCCCAGCTTCCCACCCTACGCTTAAACCACAACCAATAGAAACAATGAGAACTACAATAACTATACTCGGACTTGATAGCACCATCAACATGGTGGCCAACCTCAAGAAACTCATCACCGTAATTGAAGACCAAGAGGTTGACATGTATGAGGTGATGGATGGGTCATACCAGATTGAGAATGTTAACCTAGAGATAGACTCAACACCATGAGCTATTTACTTGCACCCTTAATCCTGATCCCTGTATCCTGTTACCTGATTCACCTAGTGTGGGTCAGGTATCGGGAGGAGCAGCACCTCTCTAAGCTGAAGCGTGTAGCTGATGCTAGAAAAATCAATGACCTATCAAGACGATGGGTCAGCGAACTTGAACATAAAGTAAACAACCGATAGAACCCAAACACATGACCATAGAAACAATAATAAAAACACAGCAGCAATTCCTCAGAGCACACAAGCACAAGCTTAACCTGACCCAAGCAATCACCATCCTCCTACTTGAGGAGGAGTCCATGACAACCAGTCACATCAGCCGTAAGATTGGACTGACTAGTGCTGCCATGACTGGCATCCTTGACAAGCTCGAGTCCATGCGTCTTGTCTTCCGAAAGCGCAACCAGTATGACCGCCGAGTAGTAACCATTGGCCTCACCGACCGAGGCCGCGAGGCAGCACACGACATCATCAACCCACACTAACCAACCAACCAACCAACCAACCAACCAACCAACCAACCAACCAACTACAAAATTATGAAACCAACAAACAACAACAGCGTAACAATAATCCACCCCTATGTATACAACGGACAGTGGGTATTCGACGACGAGTCTCGTAAACTAGACAAGGAAGCATTCGTATCAGGTGCTGACTCTATCATGGACATGCTATACCTTTCAGCCCATGGTGCCGAGGCAGCATTCATACCTGAGGCAGCGCAGTTCAGTCTATGCTTTTCAGACACATCATTCAAGGGACACAAGTATCAATTCAATTGGGTCGAGGATAATGGAATGGTCTACGATGATGACCAGTGGAACTTATACATGGAGCCTACTTCTGGTATCAGTGGCTGGTTGTGCCCAGCCTTACTCAGATTCTTCCCTGACGCACCGAAGCACCTCTATGTGGAGGCTACTCCACACCAGCTGGGCCGCAACGTATCACGTGAGATCATATCCGCCAGCAAGTAACTCTCGTGAATACATACCTACTCAATACCAAGCAAGAAGCCAAACGACTAGTCGATAACGCCTGTCGTTTAACTGGGTTCACAGAAGATGAGATCATACTAGGCAGGGAGCACCGCTTTTCCCTGATCAGATATGTAATGTATTATATTCTGAGGCAGGGGGGAGCTACGTTCCAAGAGATATCCAAGTCTATAGGGAACGTGCACTACACTACTGTTATTGGAGGCAACAAAAAGATCCAAGAACTTATCTATATTGACACCCAAGTCCAAGGAATATACAATCAATTACATAATGGAAGTCCCAACGACAAGTAACATTGATCTCCTGACTGAGTTCCAGAAGGTGTTCAACACCCACATCAGACCTGTAGCGGAGTCAGAGTTGGAGGGCATGAGCAGTGAGAACGCACTGGAATATGATCGGCTAAGGGATAAGTTAATTCCAGCCTCTATCATCATCGACACCTTCCTGTATCTGTCGGTGCATCTCAGTGAGATGGCTGCTGATCAGATCATCGAGGCCCAAGCCGATGGTGATATTAGTAGGCTCATTGAGACCTGTGATATACATGACCCATATTGGAAAGCAACACGATCATTGTCTCTGGCACTCAAGGTATTTGCACAAGAACCTGAGAGGGGAAACCCCTAACGATCATGCCAAACTCACACCATCCATACGAACGAGTGACTGGGGGTAAGGGGGATAGAGATATCCGAACCAACCCAACGACCTACCGCAACAGTTTATTCTGGAAGAGGTCAACGTGCTGTGATGCACACGTCGAGTCCAAGGAGGGTAAGCTATACTGCAAGACATGTGGTAATCTGACCTCAACCAAGTAAAGTTAAGGCCCTGAGAATCGCACACACGGATTGATCCTGCACCCTGCACCGTGCTACATCAGCCCTGAACCCCTTTAAACACAGGGATTCAGGGCTTTCTTGTGTCTAGAACTTCTCGTCCAGCTCTATGTGTTTGAAGGGGTAGGTAGACATCGCTCTGTATATTGCACCAGCACGTCGGAGTGCGTCGTCCGTAGTCATGGTAGCATTTGGACCTTGTGACTTCGCGTATAACTTATTGAAAAACTTGGGTCCAATCACTGGCTTGTCCATCACACCATAGAAAGTATTCTTCGCTCTACGTTTACTAATACCTGAGCTAGTCATGATGTCATAGGCACCCTTCTCAGTCATACCAAGTCCAACATACCCTCGTGTGATTCGGACTAGATCATTCTGAATGATCTTTCTCTTGGCTACCTCATCGTGGTATAGCTGGCCGAGTGCGTCGTCCGACTGCGGGCGGGCCGAGTATGCCCGATACTTGGCGCTAGAGACCCGATCATACTCATCCCTTAGCTCATACAAGTAGCGTCGATATTGTTTATCTACATCCACAGTGTGTGGTTTAAATGGTTTGAACTGATCAATCATGATCTGCAAAGGCATGTCCTCTTTCCGTAGCAGGGTAGGATCTATGTCCTTGGTGTCATACAGTTTCTTGAACCTCTTATAAAGATCAGGACCGTAAGCTTCCTTGAGAACATATGCCATCCGCTTGGTCATCTTAGTGATACCATCGTCAGTCCTCTCTTCGACGATGGGGTTATCCGTAGCAGCGTTCCTGTTCTCAGAGATATCTATGAGGGATGACGCTAGAATCTGTGGATCAAGATACTGATCTGTCAGAAATCCCGTCACTAGTTTACCAGCACCTGACGCAAACTTACCACGCCTGACATCCTCCACCATACGAAGAACAGGATCAGCCCCCAACGATAAAGGGTTTAGATAAGTGAAGTCCAAGCTTACGAGGTTACCCGTATCCTCGTCTCTGAAGTAGAAGAAAGTATGGCCGCGTAAGTAGGATGGGATGCCAGCCCTCATGGCCGCATCCTCTTCCTCCCCGATCCCAGCCATCGATTGGAGGACGGTTGGAACGACAGCCGACACGACACCAAGCATGTTAGTCATACTTAAAAAACGATTCAGGCCCCGTCTTTTTAGGACAGCATTCCCACTACGCATTTCCTCAAACGCCAGCTTGTATGTGTTCATTACAATGCGGGGCACCTCTGCTTTGAATCGTATGAAAGGTGCAAAGAGCATACCAAAGTTGGACTGAGATAACCCAGTAATAAATGGTGGAGCCTCACTGTGTGACTGAGCAGTCATCTTAACTTTCTTAGCAGCCAACCTCTTGAGTTGATACTCATCCGTCGGGATGTTGGATCCTACCTCCTTACTTGCATCGCGCAATACTCGTAGTTCTTTCTCGAAGTATCCAATTTTATAGAAGGCGTCGATAGCCGAGGCCAATTCCGCCGCCTTTTCGTAAGCATACTTGGCAGGTTTGCCACCCTTCTTCAGCTTGGAGAGAGGACCGACCTGCTCCTCCATGAGGATGTCTGGTGTTGTCTTCCCCCGCATCAGGTCCAGCATCATCTGTCCGCGAACCTCATCACCGATGATGCCAAGGGAGGTATACTCAATCATGGCTTCCTCAATCTGCTCCCCGAGCACCATGCCTTTAGCCTTGGCACCCGCACGCTCAATCATAATCAGTGGGACATCTTTCACAGCACCATAGTATCCTTGAGCAGGACCAAAGAAAAACATGTTACTAGCTGCGTTACGGACAAAGAACCCGACACTACCGAGAGTCTTACTAGCCATGGAGAGACCAGTGACTGCGCGTGCTAATCTCCCAAAGCTACCAATGACTTCCTCTGTTTTAGTTTGAAGCCCACGTAGTTCAGTGCGATCAAAAGTCTTGTCGAACCCGTCCTTTAATTCTGCTGGAGCATAGTATCCAGCGAGTGGGTCTCCGTCAGAAAGCTGGTCGGTATTCCGCAGTGGTCTCCATCCATTGTATGTATCAGGGTCCTCCTCACGGGCTATGACCAACTCATCGTAGGTCATTAAGAAACCCTCAGCTTTACCCATCGTAGCTACATTGTTGATGAACGCTTGGTTAGCGGACATCTTGGCCACTGTGGAGAACGTACGTAATAGGTTGTCAACTGTACCATCCTGCCCATACTCCCCAAGTAAATTTCGTAAGGAGATGTCTAAGTCTTTCTTCTCCTTGAGGTTGTCTACCATCACACGGTAGCTCTCCGCGTGGTTCTTAGCTAGCGCACTCATGCTGTTAGGTTTGTATGACTCCAGAAATTCATCAAGCATCCGTTGACCTTTGGGGTGGCCACTGTCATCCGCTGCTCGCAGCTTGGCTTCAGCCTGTGCAGTAGCATCGGACTCCGATAGGTTTTCATTTTTAACTAGCAAGGCAGTCTGGTCTTTCACATATTGCTTCTCAAAATATTTAATAGCAGCCTCCCTAACTTCGTGATAAGCACCATCTGTCTGGACCTTCTTTGCATAGCCAGCATCCGTGAACATACGGTATGATCTGGTGATGTAGAAATCCATGTTCATGTCCATCCTTGCCTGTAGTTCTTCGTTTAACCCAAAGTTGTCCTTGATGTAAGTGGACAGTGGTTGAATAAGTTCCTTGCGGATGTCTCTGATATGCTGAGCAAGCTCGGGTGACACCGCTTCGAGCTGTCCCATGGCCTGATCCTTAGTGCGAAGAATTTCATCGCGAGCTATCATTTCTTCAGAGGCAACAGCTTCTTTCTTACGCAGCTTGGAGGCTTCTATTGCCGCCTTCGATTGTTCGCTAGTGAGGGCATCGTTGGCTACAATGGCTGTGAGCTCGGCCTCGTGGACCTTGTCAATATCTGTGAGAACCTCACTATCTACGACGATACCTTTAGCATCACCCATAGCCTGTTCGAGCATCAACTTCTGTGTATCAGAAGGGGTGTCCCCAAAAGCTTTCTTGACCAGCTTGTCCATCTTCCTCTTATACTTAGTTACAATAAGATCTGAGGCTCTCAGGAATGACAGTCTATTCTTATGTAGGTCTGTGATACGAGGATCGACTTCTCCTTGGAACAACCGATTATACCAACGACGTGGTGCGTTGTAGTCACCCGTCTTATAGACTGGCATCTCAAGAGTTTTTAGGAAGCCAGCCATGTTGACACTGTCTGAATCAATTGATCCACCAGACTCAAGCGAAGAGTTCAGAGCTTTACCCAATATAGGGGCGGCCTTCTTACCAAACTGTTCCATCGATGGGCTACCTACATTTAGGTCAAACCTAAATTGCTGATCCCACCCGTAGTTTCTCCACAAACCAAGTCCCTCCTTGTGCTTTACAATCTTGTTCATGGACCAAGTCTTACTCGAACTGGTAGCAATCTTTTCTAGCTTCTTCAGTCTGCTTGTGTGGTAGTCTTGGATACGTTTAAAGTTTGCCTCAACGTGAGCGATCACATCTGCATCTGCATTTGAATGAACTGTGTTCACATCCCCCAGTAGCCTGAATGAATAGTCACCACCCTTCTGAGTTATGACCACATCCATGACATCATACTTCTGCATGTCTTTGATCTCAACCATGGCATTAGCATACTCCTCAGGGGCAGAGGTAGCTAACCACTCGGCAAAGTGATTGTGTATCTGGACAGGTAGTTGACCTTCCAAGCGTCCACGAAACTCACTCAAGTCGGTTGAGGTATTCTCAAAGCCATACTTCGCCCACGCATCGTAGCCTTTTGTCATGGCTCCAGACTTCTGTAAGTCTGCAATCATCTTGGCTTTCTTTGCAGGGTCAATCCCGTCTGCTTTTTTCAGAGCATTGACTAAGACTGCACGTCTTGACAGAGATATGTTCACAATCTGTCCTGAGCCTGAACCCTGAGTCACGATTGATGGAGCGTTGATCCCTCCGTTTGCAGCCAGAAGCTTTACAAGTAGGGGGATAGTATTTGGAGTTGCCGCCATACGTCCACCCTCCTTGATGAGCTGCTCAATTTGTGCGGACTGTGCATCGGCCTCTGCATTACTGATCTCGCCTTTGTTGTAGCGGTCAACGATGTGATACTGTTCGTCTTCTAATGTGAATGGTGCCATGGACCCAACGCTTAGTGAGCCATCGGCCTCAATACTGAAGTCCATCATGGAACGCGATCCAGTTTTACCAACTACCATCATCATGGTTGGGGTGACGGGGTTGGATAACTCATCCGTAATGATCTCCATGTATCCTCCCTTTGCTAATTCGCGAAGAGCTGTCCGTAGTTTGAATACATCAGTTGTGGCGACGAGAGGTTGCTCTCCATCCACGCCAATCACTTGCTCTTTTAACCGAATCACCATATCGGTGTCTAGCTCTTGTTGGGTGAGGGCCTGATCTTGCTGAGCATTAATCAACGCACTAAAATATCTCTGCTTGACGTTTTGTAGGGCTCTGCTAAGGGCTGGGCTATCTCCAAAATCAAGCATAAGCTCAGACTCAAGGCCGCTATCAAAGTCAGCCATCCCGTTACGCTCTGTGAGTAGTCCCTGTGTAGAAGGGTCAATGATTTCAGGAGCTACATTTTCTAGATACCGCTGTAAGGTCTCACTCTGCTGGTCTGCGTCTGTGAGATTGATGATGTTCTCCGCAACAGTTAATGGACTTGTGGTGATGTTCTCGAGAACACTTTCTTCTACCATCTCATCTAGCGTGGTAAGTGCCACCTCATAGAAATCATCAGGGACTGCGTCAGTTCCCGCGGGTAGATTGTTGAGGGTCTCTTTTCGTGCCTGATCCCTCATTTTCCAACGTGCTCCCAGAACTCTTTCCTGTCGTTTCCTTAGAGAGGTCCTTAATTCCGTGCGGAGATCGGGGAGACTGGGTGCATCTGTATCGCGATCTTCCTGCTCTGGGTAGTCTGCCCTGCCTGTGGTCAGGTCCGCCACAAACTGAACCTCTGCTCTGGGTATTCCTCCAATACTAGTATTCAATGCCTCTGCGGCATTCAGCTCAGCTAGGAAATCTTCTGGGTCCGCAACCATTTTATCATTTAAGATAGCGGCCAGAGTGACATATGAATTGTCTGGATTGTTGGGGTCAAAATTGAGGTGGGTGGGTGCCATCCGATAACCCTGCTTAATAGCACGGAGCTCATCTACTAGTCTATTGACTGCCGATGACATATATTTGTTCTCCATACTACCAACAGAACGGCTGGCCGCCATCCTCTTGAATACCCCCATCACATAACGGAAGAGGATCTTCGTCATAGATGGATTGGTCTTATAAAATGCATGGTCCTCTTCGGTGGTGTATCCTCTCGTTACACGCTGTCCGACTGAACGCAAGTGTTCCTCTACCAGCATACGTTTGGTGTTGAGGATCTCCTGTTGGAGGGTGGCTAGCTCCTCTGGCGTCATGTCTGCCGTTACCTCCGCTGCCAGCAAAGCCTTGGTGTCATCACGCTTCGTATTGTTAGTGGTAAAATAGTTATCGATGATGCGCTCGAAGTCATCCTTGCTGAGAGCTGATGCTAACTGGTCTATCTCCGATTGTGAGAGTGCGTTGTAGGATGCTACATGAGCGAGCTCTTCCTCAATCACGGCTGACATGAGTAAGCGGGAAGACACAATGTCCATGTCCTTAGTAAGCTGAAAGATGACTTCTGGGTTTAGGTATATCATACCTCCCTGCATCTTCGCAGGACCAGAGGATTCAGGGTCAAAGGCGAGGTTCACCTCAGGTGGGATAAGGTCCCTCATGTGTTGCAAGATAGCCCTCATTTTCGTTTGGGCTTCGCTAAGGTTCAGCATGTTATCAGGGACATCTAAGTCTCCAAGCTCACCGACCAATGCCTCAACTTCTGCGGCATTGTTAATGGCATTCTCTTCGAGAGAACTATTCAAAATTTGCCTCTCCCTTGAGTTAAGTGGCTTGTCAGCTTGCCTCGTAGCCTGCTGTCGGGATTCATAACCAGCCATGTTTTCTACTCCAATAGCACGAAGCATCATGTTGTTTCTATCCATCTGAACCATGGCAGCTTGCGCGATCCGCTTGGCTGCGGTCTTGGCACTAGCTTCCACACCTTCTCCTGACTTGACAGTAATGACATCTACGATGGCATTGCTATACTCAGCTGCTTCGGCAGAGGTCACGCCTTTGCCAAAGAATCTAAGGATGGCATCACCAATCCTCTTGAAGAAACTCTTCTTGGCATTCTTGGCCTTGCCAAGTGCGAGGATCTCCTGCTGTAACTCATTGGACAACATGATACCTGCAATAAATTCGTCTATGTTCCCTAAGGAATCCATGATGGGACTGTTGGGTGCGTATCCGTTTTCACGTGCGGCCTCTCGGATCTCTCCCATTAGGTTTTCTAACCTACTGCGGGCCTCTTGCTGGGACTGGGTGAGGTTCTCTTGGGGTTGAGACACGGTGTTCCATAGAGTGGCGTGGAGATACTCTTCGAGGAGAACATTGGTGAGTCCTTTTCCGTTGTGACCATTCATGTTGAGGGTCACACTTAGAGACCCATCAGTATGCTTCGTAAACAATCCAGCATACTTCCCTAAGTTCAGCTCCGTGATATTAAATTCTATGGCTGTAATAAGGGAAGGGTTCTCAAGGAGTAACTCAGCCACAAGCGAGTGCTGCTTATTCAGTTTGTTGGCAGCGATGTTCCTTAAGGCCGTAAGCACACTCTCAGGATCACCTGATACAAGACCAAGCCTCTTAGCTTCAGCCGTGTTGAGCTCATTAGCCATGGCCTGTCCTGCTTGACTGACTCTGGATCTCGCCATTCTACTCGCACGAGTGTTGGCGTTGGCTTTGGCGAAGGCGCTCGCGTCAGCCCCATTCTTGAGATTCTTCTGGACTGTCTGCGTGTACCCTGAATCCTGACTCATGTTCCCGTCAACTGAAGCAGTATTAATGTTCAGGATCTTGAGAGCATTTTGCAGGCGCAGCATCTCAGGATCCTGTTGAGTAGAATCCTCATTCTGCATTGACTGGAGTCGGTCTTTAAAATCTTTGACCTTCTGGTTTTGGCGACCTTCATCTAACCACGCTTGAACGAGACGCATCAGCTCTGAGCTGGAAGTCTTCTTGACCTGCTTACGGTTAGTCGGAGTGTCTCTCATGACAGAATCGAACACTAAATCTTCGAGTAGGGTTCTGGCTTCTTTCTTCTGGTCTAAATTTTCGAGGGCAGCAGCTGCTTCATCATATGCCATGTAAGCATCTTTCCTCTCAGGAGCGAGGTCAGTAATATTAGCACGCTGGAAACGAGCCACCTGTTCAGCCTCAACATTAATAGCACCGCCGCCGTCTTCACGGCTTACATCTAACTCGACAGTTTGGATCGTGTCTTGGCGACTTTTCTTTTTGTTGTAGCGTTGCTGCCCAGCCATGCGGGTGGCAACCTTTTTAGCGATGGTTCCTACCGTTGGCATTGCATCCTTGGTAACTTTGTTGTTTAGTATTTCATCCAGCACATAGTTGGATACGGTTTCTAAACTATTGGCACTGACCCTATCTACGGACATCATCGGAGATACCTGCTTAGCTAGGTTCTTCTGGCCAGCATTAGTTTTAGGAGTATTTGTAAACTCCATAAATGCTTGTAAGAGCTGTGTTCTAGCCGCGAGTTCATTCTGTGGTTGTATCTCATATACACCATCGGCATTTTGCTGAACATACGAACGGACATTATTACGACTACCTTCCTGTAGAAGTTCTTGTCTTATCGCCCTCACATAGGCAAAGTATTTTGTTTCAGCTTGGACCGATAGGGACCCAGCGGTAAGATAAATTGGATCAAGTGGTTCCCCACGGGGGCTCATAAGACTGAAAAAGCTGCCTTCCGAGGCATCGTCGAGCGCCGCCGTCACATACATATCAGTTGCATCCGCTACCTCAGCTGCTGTTACTGTCTCCCCTTCGTTCAGGTCTCTTGAGGTTGTGGCACCAGTTGGGATGCTGTCCACGGTGACGGGTAGATTGCCAACCTGAACATCATCAAACATAAGCGAAGCCACCATGTATTTTTCAAAGGTAGTGTTATCTTCAACAGTATCTCTAGCTCTAGCTTTTTTATGGTGACTCGTCATTACAAGACCTTCCTGTTGCTCTGGCTTGCGGATCATAGTCACACGTCTACCCTCCTTCCAGTCTACCACAAATGCCTTGTTTACATCAGCTGGGTCCATATCTTCAGGAACCGTAAATGGAATTTCAGCTTCTTCGAGTAGAGCCATAGTCAGTGGGTTGTTGTCAAACACCCCTCGACCATCTTCGTCTACATAAGCACGGTGCACGGTACGAACAGATTTTTGTGTCTTCGGGTTAAACCATGTCTTGGCTTTTGACTCCTTTGTCGTGATGGTTTCCCCGCCGACTGGTTCAGAGACTTCTATCCACGGGCTGTTTTCATAAATGCGAGTGGCGATGTAGTCCGAGATGCGAGAGTAATATTTAGGTGGGCGTCCCTCAATAGAGACCACCCCATAATTTTGTTTGGTGCTGATCCTTACAGGATACCCTGCATCGATCACCGATTGTATCTTGGGGGCGTTGTTTTTTGGATCGCCTAAACCAATGAGTTCCTCGATCTCCTTGCTGAGCTCAATGACTTCATCTTCTGTTTCGTTAAGCGGAGCCTCAGTGGTATCCTCATCCAGCTGTTGCTCATAGGCATCCGCTGCACGGGCTGCATTAACCTCTTCAGGGTTAATTCCTGCCGCCTCTAGGTTAATGACTTCTGTTCTCGTAGGAGGGGGAGATAGCACATCTAAGAATGCTGGTGACACCGTGGACCTCGTGGTATCAAAGTCTCCCGTCAAGCTGTTAGCGGCCTCCTCGGACAAATCCATTTCGATTTGAACTGGTGCTTTGATGGCCTCCTTTTTAAACTGCTCTTCCTCCATTTCTTGGCGGTTTGCCGTCTCCCAGTCCTCTGGGGTGCGCTCCTCTAGCTCTTGAATGATAGTAAAGATATCTTGAGTGTCCTGATCTACGCCAATCTGCTCATTGTTTTCGGGATCAATTACCCCAACAATATTTCCATCCTCATTGAGGACATAGTTCTCAGTGATTGTTGCAGCGGCTTCTTCTGCGGAGATCTCGTCCCCTGTTATAGCCGCAATGTCACTGGCAACAAATGAGGCATCCACCACACCGTTCTGTCGGATCAACTCAGCTACACGCTTGCGAATAAAGGGCTCTGATTTCTCGATGCTGGGTTCTACGACCGCTGGCTGCTGCTGACCCACACTTGTGGGGGTGGGGATTGTAGTATCAGCTTCAGCTCCGCCATCACTAGGCTGGTCTTCGACAACAGGATCCACCTGCTCGGTGGGAGCTGCTTCAGGGAATACAATGGTGTTCAATGTGTCTGATCCCGTTTCAGATGGGATTACTACACCGTTCGAGAGACCAACTACCCTAGCATAAGTCTTGTCCCTAGCTTTAACATCTTGTTTTACCACAACAACTTGGGCAACATTCCCGCTGGGTAACTGAACCCAGTCGCCCTCGACCAGATCATTAACAGTGGTTGGGGTGGATGGTATACTCTGGTCAAACTCACGTTCACCTTGAGGGATTTCAACTGGTGTTGGTTCGGCTTCTGGAGGAGCTTCTTCTTGAGAGGGTGGTGTGCCCGATGGGCCGCTAGGAGCTGGTGGGGTTTCTTGCCCTGTGGGGCCAGCATCTCCATTACCACCCCTAGTCTGTGTGTATCTGTCGTATGCTCCGCGAGCGGCGTCAACCTCCCCAATAGGTACGGTCAAAATTTGTTCAACTAGTTGAGCTGACACAGGAGCCCCGCTTTCATTGAGGCGGTCCGTTACATCTTTGATGAATCCCTGCTGCACGGCTCGCTGTTCAGCTCTGGCCATCGCTGACGTAGTTCCATTAATGCTCTGAATGGCACGTCTACCTGCTGGAAGACCGCCACCAAATATACCACCAGCTAAGGCAGCCCAACCAGCACCAGAAATACGTTCCAGAAGAGGGGTGTCCTGATCCGTGTAGAAGTCTGTGACTATCCCATTCACGAACTCATCAATAAATTCTTCTGCACTCTCTCCCGCCGCGTCACTAATGATTTCCCCAAGCACTGTATCCTTTAGACCATACTTAGAACTACCATAGACAGATTTCCTAGTCGCGGCTTTGAGAACACCAGCGAGGAGTTTGTCCTGCTTGCCAGACGCAGCCACCTGTTGACCCCTTTTACTCAGGCGAGAGATCACTCCTACAGCTTGCTTCTTGGACATGCCTGACAAGAAAGTTTTTTCGGCACCTCCCGCGCCAATTGCACCAAAGGATCCTGTGAGCAAGGCGGTAAAAGCTCCGCCCACTAAGCCTGCCCCAAGAGCTCTATCGTGTTTTTCTTCGTGAGATAGCCCACTTGATTCCAAGGCAGCATAAGTGCTGGCATAGGTCATTCCCGCCGATCTGTTAAATGCAGGTAATGCCATCGCTGGGATGGTGTTGAGTTTGCTGACTTGGAACTTGCTAAACTTTTCAATTGCGTCCATGGCACCCTTCCTACCACTCGCTCCTGTGGTAGTAACAAAACCATCCTTGACTAAGCGGTTCAGAGTTGTCTCTGCGCTTTCCCTGCCCGTGACTTTAAAGGCATTGGTAACAATACCTTTCGCTACATTCTTCAAAGTCAGGTTAGCACCTGTCTTCGCAGCTAAGTATCCAGCACCACCTACGCCACCAGTGAAGAAAGCCAGTGCACCTGTGATGGCCACATCAGTAACGACGGGGGCTACCATCTCAGCGATGTCTTGCCCCATACCCATCTCGACTCCAAACAGACGAGCGGTTGCACGCCTAGCTTGGTTGTCTTTGATCTGATCTTGGAGATAACCCTGAGCATATTCATTCCCCATCATGGCAGGTATAGCAGCAAGTGCACTCCCCAAGGCGTTGGGGATGGACATACCAATACCACCAATACGGGAAGTTAGCTCACTGTAATTATCATCATCCTCCACAAACTCCTCTAGAATTGTCCCATTGCTTTTTCCTTCCGCCAGACCTACCTGAACTGCTTCCTGCCATTCATCTTGGGCATTTCCATTAGAGAGAATCTGGTTATATGTGTCGAAGTTATTCTCTAAGGTCAGCTTTCTTTGGTTTTGTAAGTTTGTTACCTGCTCCTCAGATAGCTGTGGGTTGGCCTCAATGATAGCATCAAACATCTGTTTGCGTGGGACGGCAGCACCGTGCATTACGGCATCTTGGTACCCATAATCCTTTAAGTTATACTTCAACTTATCGGGCTCATCTTGGAAAGCCCACAGGTTTTGTTCGGTTGCGGCACCTGCCGCAGCTTGCTCCACCACTTTCTTCAGATCATCGAAGTCAACACTCTCACCTTTGGAAGATACTAATCCCGTCTCTTCTAGGATATAACCAAGGTTTTCTACATTGCTATCATATACTTTCTTAGCGCGATTGATCTCCTGTTGATCACCACTAGCTAGACCCTCATCATAAGTAGCCAGTGCTTGGATGGTAGAGGTCCAATACTTTTTGGCACGGTTGTGCGGCGTAGCCTCAATTGTATTCTGGTCAGGCCCAAAAAATCCTTTTCCATCAGCATTGGTATGAATAAAACCAGCCAACATGCGACCTTCTCGGTCTACTTGCATTGTGCCGAGGGTGTTTCCGCTCGCATCCTCGTCGGTAAGTAGCGCGTTCAGATTATCTGCGAGATCCGCGAACCGACGCTGCTCACTGTAGGTCGTGCCTTTCAGGTTAACGGCGCTATTTGATGCCTCAATCTCTAGCGCGTCATCGTATCCAATGCCTAGATGCTTGGAGGACTCAATAATCTCTTTAGTGCTCATCCCCTTAGCTTGCTTGCCAAGTCTAATTACTGACTCACCAGTCGAATCCGTAACCCTCGCCGCGATAACATTGCCAGTGTTAACACTATCTATAACAGACTTATCCCAATCTGCACTATAGGCTACCTCCTCTGCCTCCGCCCTGAGTTGGTTCCGCTGCTCTATATAGGCGGGGTCATTCACCTCCCCGTGTTTAGCTATTGCCTTTTCATTTGCAAAGAACGCAGTTGCCTTTTGCCATTGTTCAGTATCACTCCCGTATGTGCTAGTGATCGTCTGTAGGCGTGACTCCAGACTGATCTCTTTTGGGGCATACAAAGCCTTCACTTGGTCCTTATCCTGAGGATCTAGGAGTCCTTTTGAGGATAGAGCGGACTGGTAGTTCTGTCTCAGGTCTACCTCCACGGCTGCATTCCACGTGTCTTCTTTAAAGTGGTGCTGCCTTACGAAATCAGAATACCCTTTGTAATCTTTAGCATCATCACCAGTGGCATTTTCTTCCCCCCACTCTGAAAACTTAGCGTAGGTGGGTGTTGGGATCGCTTGGGTAGTATCATAAGCGGAGGAGTCTGCGCTGGCCTCTAGGGGAGCGCGTAGGAATTGGGATAAATCAGTCATAGCTGAGTTGTGATGTATGGGCGGGGCCTATTGTCCTAGGTCCCATTGGGATGATGTTGGTGCTTGTCTTGTCTGTGGGGTGTTTGATTGTCCTTGTATACTAGAAAACTCAGCAGATTGCAACCTTATCTCGAGGTCTACATTGGCGTCCATGAGAGCATCTTGTAATGCTTCATCACTCATGTTCTCCTCACGAATTTTGCTTAGCGGGATCTCTTTGATGCGAGCCAGTCGAATCTCGAGACCGCGCTTAGATTTTGGTGTGAGTGTGGGAGTTGATGATTGAGCTGTTGGAGCAATAGGGTTCCCAGCGTCATCAAATTTCATGTCCCCACCCCCATCAGTATCATAGCCCAACGATTGCAGAGCGGCATAATTAGATGTGATCTGCTCATTTCTCCTGCTAATAAGTGCGTCTCGTTGTTTTTTCTCAGTCTCTCTGGCGGCGGTAGAGCGGCCTCTGTCGAGGTTATACTGTGTTAGCTTGAGTGCCTCCTTCTCTTCGGGGGTCTGGACGCCATCCTCATCAATGATCCCAGTAACCTGCTCAACACCTCCAGTATCCACATATGGGGATAGTCTCTTGCGATAATCTGCCCGATCTTGCTTTTCCTTATTCTCTCTTTTGAGTCGTTCTTGTGCCTCAACGTCCAAGCCTGCGTATGCGGTACCAAGGATCTTAGATCCTAAGGAAGTATTAGCCAGATACGGATTTTCCATCTGTAGATCTGTCAAAGCTTGGGCTTTGGTTGCGGGATCGCCTTCACTATCCCTGATGCCATTAATCTGATCAACCAGCTTAGGGATACGGGATTCAAGATCACGCTGACGTGTAGCATTATCCCTGCGTTGCTGCAAGGTTTCAAGATTCATCTGATATTGTAGGTCGGCATTCCGCCCACGGTCGATGGCATTATAAATATCGATGCTCTCCTTGATCTCCCTATTGGATGGGCCAAATGCCTTGTTCAAGTAAGAAGCCTCTGATCCTTTAAGACCAGAGGAGAAGAACCGATTCCTCATCGGCGTGATATCATTTTCTATTGAGAAGCTGTTTGGCATATGCTTTTATCTTGTAGAGGTGCGGTCCATCCGTGAGTTCAATCGATCAGCACGGCCCATCTCAGGTCCACGTCGATACAGTGGAATTTCTTCAGGTCCATTACCGTATCTCCCCGTATATGGCCCGCGATAAGGTCCACGTTCCGCTGGCATTTCCTCATAGGGCCCACTGGGACCACCACCTTGATAAGAAGTAGGTGGTTCATCCATGTTGATACGCGGTCTTTTTTTATTTCTGTTACGAAGAAACTCACCGTAAGCATCCTGCGCTGAGCTGCCTATGCCGCCTTTGGCCATGGCATACTGCTCAGCATCTACAAATGCTTGGGACTTAACAGTCGGGTGACCAGCAAGCTTCATCATCTCTGCTCGTGCAAACATTTCGTTGGCCTCCTTCTTAGCACCAGACCTACGTAACTTCCTAGCAGCTACACGTGCCATGTGGTAATCAGATGTAATCCTGCGTGGTTTATCACTGAGGCTACCTGTACGGAGAGAGGATTTCCACTCACCGTCCTGAAGCTTTTGCCATTTGCTTTTCTTTCTCATGGTTTAATTAAGCTCCAAATTTATTGCCCCCAATCTGACCCAATCTGCGGCGGCGGCGTGGTTCTTCTTCATCACGTCGGGAAAGTCTATTCGTGAAGTTGTTCATTTCCTTGCTACCAATCCCCAATTCCTTGGCCTTCGCTTTATCATCTTTATTAAAGGTGTAGTTACCCCCAGACTTTGAGAGTTGACCCTCTAGGTATGCTCCAAAGTCTTGGCGTCCTTTTAACCGTGCCTGTGGAGATTGAATCGTTGTTGGGGCTTGGCCTGACGCAGGTTTGTTGGCTACCTCTTGAGCCGAGGACTTGGCTTGTGGGCTTGTGATAGTGGGGAGATCGACGGCTCCAGCATTGGGGTCAATAGTTGTGTCACCAAACCCCGTGCCAGCAATTTGACCCATTGGTTTAAGCACCGTATTCTCAGGGCCTGCTGCCTCCGCGACCGCTGGTGCTGCTTCCTTCGGCTTAAGAGCAGCTAATGCTTTACGTGCGGCATTACGCTCTCTGAGTCTCCCCTCATACTGGTCTGCTGTCTCACCCTCCTTGGCGCGACCGATGGACTTTTCGCCAAACTTCTCATTAAAATCTTTCTGGGCAGCCGCAAAATCTTTTGGAGTCTCAGGGCCTTTTAGCTCATACCCACGCTCTTTTTGGATCTCAGCCACTAAACCACCTAGCTCCCTAAACCCCTGAGTTGCGTTCATGGTTTCTCGCTCATCCTCGGTGATCTGTCCTTCATTGAATTTTTCACCCTGATCAAACTCAGCATCATAGTCAACTGCATCCTCAAAATTTTCTAGGGCAGCTATGCCAACTGTGCTTTCGCCCTGAGTTGCAAGTGTATTGGCGGACTGCCCCAGATCCGAGATACTTGCCCCCACCTGAGACATGGCGCTGGCTCCCGTCTCAGCGACTCGCTTAGCCGTTTCTGCGGCGGCGGTCTCTTGTCTAGACTTCTTCACAAAATCTGCCTTGTTCTGAGCAGCAGAACCACCAACGCCAATTCCTTTATAATCTTTTAAAATTTCTTTGTCCTCTGCGTTGCGCGTGGATATGGCCGTTTTTCGGGCAGCGTCAGCCGCTTGACTGGACGCAATTTTATTATCATACTCTTCCTGCTGTTTTTTTGTTCTGGGTATAGCGGCCATGTGGAACTTATAGGTTCAAGTTAAGTGTCAGTATATACATTGTGCCTGCGAACTCAAGGTTAAATTCAAGGTAAGTAAGCAGCATCGTTCTGAAGAGCCGCCTTCAGGTGCTTCATTGATTTTGGTGGTTTGCGGTAGCTTTGATTTGGGTCCACAATCTTTGGCTCCATTGCTATCAAACCATGCCTTTGCCGTGCACAGTCAAGGGCAAGGAAAGCGGCATCGGCCAAGTCAGGGCTTTTCCCGATCCTCTGCTTAAACTCAGGCTTTGATTCGATCCTCACCTTGAGCGAGCCAGTCTTCACCAGCTCGTAAGTTCGCCCAATAATTTCCTGAGCTAGATCACTATCCATCCCAAAGATCTGGCGCGTTCTCATGAGCTCCTTGCCTACAAACCACAGCTCAGAAACCCTATTGGTGTATAGCTCTATACCAGTAAGTTGGCTATTTACTGAGACTCTCTTATCAGAAGGCTTGCCACCAAAGGTAACACGCAGGAACCGAGGCGACCACTCACCAGCCAGCACGTCACAAAATGAGGAGCCAGCACCTGTAGCATCCACCGCCAGATCATCTGGGGCTACGCCTTCCTTCTCACATATCTTCTTGATCTGCTGGACGATCTGGTATGATCGTGGCACCGCCTTGTTGGTAGCATCGTCATTCAGCTGGAAGCTCTTGCCCAGCTCAAACACATACTGCCCTGTATCATCTGTGCCTACGTAGCCTGTATATAAAATCGTTCTATCGCCACCATTAGTAAAGGCTGGGTCAAGCCCAGCTACCTTGGTAGGTTGTGATCCCCACTTTACTTTGTGCATACACCCGCTCTTGGTAATCTCGTTCTCGGAATAGATACCACAGTCCTCATCACTATCAAAGAACACAGCACGAACCATCCGCATATAGCCCCGTGAGGCTATGCCGAGCAGCTCACGTTTCTCAGCTATCTGGTCAGCACGTGGCAGGTATGGGTAGATTGTCTCACCAGCTAGGATGTTGGGGCTGCGCTCACCATCCAGTCTGATATACTTACCGCCCCACTTGGTGCGCCAGCCATCATCGACGTTGGTATCTACTGAGTCCCAGCCATCCTCTGGCTCAGACCACACACCAAAGGCATCGAACTTAGAGTTGGGGTTGGACATACCAATCATCCTGAACTCTGGGTTAGCAGACAGGTTGGTAAGACCAGCGTGGACCACAGCCTCAGAGATCTCCGATAGCTCGTCCCCAATCACGATGACCCTCTTGTTCTTAATACCAATGAATTTACCGACAGCTTCACGCGTCCTGCTCTTCTCCGCTGCAATGAGCGACAGACCAGACTTCTCCAGCAAGGTGCCGTGCTCATTGACATACGCGACGTTACCAATTGAATCCCGAATCCTGAAAGGCATATCATCTATCACTGCCAGTAACGTGATGATTGAACCCCAAATCCTTTTTCGTGCTTCACGCAACGTGGTTGAAGTAATCAGGACTAAGGTATCCTTTGGCTGGGACAAGCAGTTAACGATGGCAAAGGCAGCCATGGTGTGAGACTTGGATGAGGATGCAGCACCACCTACAGCGAGGAACTTATTCTCAAGGCAGCTGCGGATGATCAGCTTAGCCCATGGGTTTTGCTGCATCAAGGGTTCAGGAATGTCGGGGCGGTTCCAGAGGGTGTCACATATACGCCAGAAGTAATACTCCTTAGCCCTTATCAGGTCATGGTTGGCAAATCCAAACAGCAGGGCGGTGAGTAAACTGGTTGGTGGAATGATCATACCACCTACATCCATATCAGTGGTGGACGGTTTAATGTAGGGCTCGTATTTGCTGTCTAATTTAATGTCCATTAAAGATTGAATACATTGTAAATACCAACTATACTCCAACCCATGGCGAAGGACAACCCTGAAGACAATAAAAATAAAGGCCCCGAACCACTGCCTTTACACCATAAAAAAGTCAGTAACCCGTTCGGCCAGAATGGGAAGAAGCGCCGCCTGTTCACTAAAGCCATGGAGCTCTATGAGCAGCAGTATACTTTTGCTGCTATCGCCAAGGAGTGCGGAGTCCACGTATCGACTTTGCGTAGATGGTTCAGGGATGCAGGTGCACCTCCCAAGAAGAGTAAATGGGAAGAGAACCCGACTCCGTGGATTGATAAGGACGCACCAAAGCCAGAGTCTATCTTCGACGGAACAGAGGAGCATAAGACTAAGCACGCTGTAGACAAAGCTGCCGAACACGCCCACCTACAGGAGAAGGGTAGGATCGATGAGATCGCCTCAGCGCAATCCAGTCCAGCTGAGCAATACCAAAGCTACATGGCTAGCCAAGCGGTCCGCCTGATGCGAGATGGCATGGCTCAGATGAGACCACCGACTAACGTCCGTGAAGTGGAAGTGCTAGACAAGATAGCTAGGCGTCACTTCGGGCTAGACGAAAAGCAAAGCGGGGGAGCAACCAGCCTCAGCATAGACATAAACATTCTAAATGACGCAGCTGCGGCCTCAAGGAAGAGGCCCACTAAAGTTGTCGATGTAGACCCAAATCCAAAAGACAACAAAGACCAATGAAATTCTTCGCATCAAGGACGCACGAGCCTAACCCCTTCGTAATCAAAGGGAGCGTACGCTCTAACCTAGATTACTTTTATTCAGCTAAGCAGGTCACGGGAGACTTTGTCAGGGTAATCCCCTCGACATGGAAAGAGATCTCGTTCCTACAGAGCCTTGAGAAAGGCTATAACTTATTTGCTCCATGGCACGGCGACGGTGTTCTAGTCAAAGCAGACTTCCTCCCAGCTGTCCGTGATCATAGGCGTTGATAATGGTTCTTGCTCTGGGGCAGCAGTTGCAATCAGCAGCTGGGACGGTGCTGTCCTAGGATACACTAGGTTACCAAACCACAAGGTAGGCAAAAAGACGGAGCTCGACATGATCGGCTTACGTGACTGGGTGCTGGGATTCAAGCTACCGCCCGTCAACATTATCGTTGAGGAACCTCTGCATCACGCCCCTTCATCTCAGTCCATGCGATCCATGGCACTGTGCTATGGTCAAATCACTGGGTTATGCACAGGCATGGCTTGGCATTGGGAGGGT